TCTTTCAAACTCATTTCTGCAACTCCTTAGCATTATGAAGTGTAGTTAAAACTCTATGTTCTAAGTCTTGTAAAGCACACCCTAAAGAATAAAGTTCATTCCTATGCTTTTCAGGTAGCGAATTTATAACTTTCCAAAATCTCTTTGACCGATTGCCACTATATTTAGCTTGAAATTTCATCACTCCCCCTTTATCTCTACTGTTACTATAGTGTCGTTTTTTCTACTACCATGTGGAACTAGCAATATTCTCTTCATTTCAAATCCTCTTGACATCGCACCCCCCATAGAAGTCCATCCGCAACAAATCAGCTTCCCTTTTGGCTTTATTATTCTAGCAACTTCATCCATTGTTTTGCTCCAAAAAGTAGCCCTCCCATCCCATTTACCGTTCCATCCATCTATCGCTATATTATCGTAACATTCCTTTACTTGTCTCGGAGAATATGGTGGGTCATATAATACCCCATCAAATGAATTAGTATCCATGCTTTTCAAAAAATCTAATGCTTCCATATGATGAGTGGTTGGCATATCTGGGTTTAAATCATTTGTCACTTGTGCTGGACTATGCTTACCAGCAAATGGGTCGCACCATATACCGTCGCATACCTCTTCGCTTAGTAATTCTTTTATTGGCTTTATAGTAAATGTCCATTTGTTTGGCATCGCCCACACTCTACTTATTTCCATTATTCCCCCTTTATCTCTTTGAAATATCTGATAGTTCCTAAATACCAAGAATAAGTGTACCCAAAGCACAATATGAATATTCCCCATTGTTTGTTCTGGTAAGTAGTTATAAACCAGAATACTTGCCCAACTAAACCAATTATAGATGCCCACTTATAACCCTTATTAAGAAAATATATTGCAGGTAATCCTGTTAAAAATATTCCTATTTGGCATATCTTATCCATCATTCCCCCTCTACCTCTTTGATTGCTTGTTTAACGGTTATTAAATCTAACTTAGACAACAGATTGTTATGCTTCTTAAAAGCATCTACTATTCGAAATACTGGTGACTTTTTGCCATATAAAAACTTGTGCATTGTTTTAGATTTGTTAAATTTTTTTTCTTTAACTTCTAAATATTTAACTATATATCTCATATCACTCCTCTATTGCTTGTTTAATTGCTTTGGCTAAATCTTCAGAATTAACACCTATTCCACATCCGCCTATATCGTATGAGTTATTTAATATTATCTCCTCAATCCTCTCTACTGATATACTCTTTCTCATGTTCCTTGCTTTTTTTGCTCTTGCTTTCCTTAGCTTTTCTTTTAATGTTTCCATCATTCCCCCTTTATCTCTCTCATCACTTACCTCCCTTCCGACTTGACAATAACACCTTACTCCGTTATCACCTTGTCCGTGTATTGGGCAATCTTTAAGTGTTTTCTTCATCACTTACCCCCTTTAAGCCATGTTAATTCTATTCTGTGCTATTTCAAAATACTTCTCGTCCAATTCTATCCCTATAAACCTAAACCCCTCTAGTTTACAAGCCTTGCCTGTGCTACCTGACCCCATGAATGGGTCTAAACATCTTCCGCCTTTAGGTGTTACTAGTCTGACTAGGTACTGCATTAGTTTTGTTGGCTTAACTGTTGGGTGGTTGTTTTTTGTTGGTGTCCACCTACCATAAGGGTTTCCATCTTCTCCTTTTTTGGCTTTCTCAGTATGGTTTGGTCTAAACTCTGATGACGCTGTTGCTTTCTTCTCCAACCCCTCGCACCCCTCATTCCTTTCACTCTTACTTGCCTTTGCTTGGTATAGAAATCTTTTTGGTTCTGACTTTTCTGTTTTTCGGATGTAATTTTTGATGGCAGGAAGCACATAACCAAACAATTTCAAAAGGTTTTGAGTAGTCTGGGTGGTGTCTATGCTGTCCATCTGCTCCACATAGTTGGCAAGGTTCTGGATTAGGATACATTTTCTGTAATTTCCAATAAAGTCCTGAATAACTTGTAATACCTCTTGGGATTGCACATCCTTTTGGCTCTCCGATATTGCTACAAGACCTTGAACAATATCTGTTCCGCATGAGTCGCACAGGTTTGCTACATATTTTACAAGCTGGACGCTCTTGTCGTTTAGATTCCCAGTAGCACTCTTTTGAGCAGTGAACTCTTTTGTTGCTTGGGTAGTTTTCAAACTCTTTTTTACATTGCTTACATTTGTATTTTTGCATAATTCGTTGTTAGATAACTTATGCAAAGTATTATAACAAAGACTGCACTCATTTTCAAGTTTAATTTCTTTGAAGAAGCGAGAGGCTGAACGAGTGGTGTCTTTTATTTTTTCAGTACCGTGTCCTGGCATACCAAACATTCCACCTTTTTTAGTCTTATCTGTGGCATAACTTGTGGGTACTGTATCAGGAAACAAATCCAACACCATCTGACTACCATCATGTATTAGGTTAGCTGGGAATCTGCCTTGATATGTTGGTTGTTCTTTCCTCTTTGCAGGTCTTGGATTTTGACCACAAGACAACTTATCTATCCCTATTGATTCCTTGCTCATCGCTCCAACATCTCTTAAATCAGGCATAGTTCCACCACCAAGTTTTTCATCACCAACCCTACACCCATCAATATTAATCCCACCAGTACCATACTTCAATACATTATTAGCAACTGTACCCTTAAATGGTTTCCTTGCTACTGTTATTGGCTCAAGTGCTGGTTTTAGTGCTGTTCCCCAGCCTTCGTATGGTGAGTTGCCTTTGGTAATATCTGCACCAGATTTTCCGCAATCAAAGCTTGTACCCTTTGTTTTTCCATAATCTATTCTCACACTACCATCTGGATATTTATATTCGGACACAAATTCCCTCACATTCCCCTGCAACTTATCAACTGCCTTCCCAATATTATGACTCTTAGGAAACCCACTACCATAAACCCACGCTATCATATCCCTAATCTCAAACCCTGCATCTTCTATATTAACACATATCCTATGTTGTGTTCTAGTACCTGCAAAGCTCAGTAAGTAACCGCCTGGTTTCAGCACTCTTAGGCACTCCTTCCATATCTCGACTGATGGCACATCGTAATCCCATTTCTTACCCATAAAAGACAGCCCATAAGGTGGGTCTGTTACGATACTATCCACCGAGTTAGATGGCTTTGTTTTCATTACATCTAAACAGTTACCTTGTATTATCATCGCATCCCCCATAACACGCTAAAAGTTATCATTCCCGCACTTGTCCAATACAAGGCTCTTGGGTAATTCTTTTCACATAAACACACAACGCTAATTATAAAATATAATACAAGCAACCCTTTCATCATTAAATCACTGCTCATCATTCCCCCCCCTACAACACCCACCCAACAACAAGGTTAAGATTAAGGTTAGGTATATCATTGGTTATCCTCTCCTACTCGTATATACCCACAAAACCTGCATTGATACTCCCTATCTTTCTTACTACGAGTCTTCCAGCGATGGCCTTTACATCTGGGACAAATGTAGCGTAAGAGTTTCATTCCTTGATAGCCCTGCGATGTTGTGGTATAATCCTTATGCCTAATACAAAGATGAGTAGTGTTAATCCTAAGAAAATCCATACTCCTACCATTACTACACCTCCTTTAGTTAGTTACGCAGGCAAGACACGGGGCAAACGGCTCAAAGAACAGGCCAGGAGACTTGAAAGCCTGCCTTGCCTGCATTTAGCTATTTTATCTGTCTCAAGCTCTATCTGTGTATGTCTCTCCTGACACACATCAGAGGGTGAGACACATAACTTAATGTCTCACAATGAATAAAGTGTCTCTGGGGATGTATATCAGTATTAAATAAGTAAATAAAGGGTGATAGACACTCCTGTGAGAGAGATGTCTATTTCTTACCATTTTAGGTGATTTATCTATCATATTTCAACTTGTAGAACTTAGTCTTAGTCCCAGTCTTGGCCAGTCTATTATCTTTCTGTAGTATTTTCAATGTCCTGTAGATAGTGGCCTTGGATAGTCTCAATTTCAGTTCCAAGTCTCCTACATTTAACCCATTCTTGTTCTTAGTCAACAAGTCCATAATCCTCTGAGCCTCATCGTGGTAAATCTCAATCATCTCAAAGTATAATGGCTCAGGTTCATTCAGTCTTATTCTCACATCTGTGATAATCTTCCCACCTCTCTGAGTCTCACACTTAAGCATCCTATCCTTGGGGTGTTCCCTGTCCTTATGCCATTTCTCCAGCCAGAAGATATGGTCAACCGCAGCAGACAGGAAAGCTGAGCCAAACGTATCCTTGTCAGACCTACTAATATACTTCCCTGCCTGGTCTCTCTGCGGCTTGGTCATATGGTGAACCAAGATAACAGCACAGCCTAATATCTGCATCATCCTGCCTATAATAAAGTGGAACTCATTGACAGTATTATCATCTTTAATACTCCCTTTGATAGCTCGGTATAAAGCATCAATAATCACCACATCAGGCATATTTCTCCTAAACCTGTCCATTATCTGATTCAGGCTTGACCACCCCTCATTAGTATTAAACCTGAAGTAAGTAGGTATTAATGTAAGATTAATAGTATTAATACTAATCTTCTTACTCATTCTAATAAACCTGTCTTTAATATCATCCACTCGGCCCTCAGTAACAAAATACCAGACCTTGAGGGGTCTGGTTATGTCGAAACTATCTAAGAAACTCTCACCTGTAGTCATATTACAAGCCAGTTGCTGGGCAAAGATAGTCTTGCCTACCTTCTCCTCAGCTACAAGTATTACATAATCCTGCGGGTATAGCATACCCTCGATTAATGCTTCACGAGCTTCCTCTGCAAGATTAAGAATATCATTGCCTTCAATGATTTCATAGAGTTTGCTTTTCACTATTAGTCTTAGTATTGTCCTGAACGAACTTCCTTATCTCATCAATATTATCTAAGATAGCCCTTGCTTTGTTCACCCCAAACGTAAAGGGATAGGGTATCTTACTGGACTGTATACTAAGAATAGCTTTGCCTTTAAAGTCTAATCTTTCTGTTCCCATTATAACCTCCTTTTGCCTAACTTCTTGAGTCTTTCCTTGCCCACGCTATAATAGAACTGAGTAATGTATTCTGCCATTTCTTCCCTATCTCTGCAATAGATATGCTTAATTCCGTATCTAACCCATATGGTAAATAGCTTCCGAACAACTGATATACCTGCGAATGTAGAATACCGATAGCCCTTGAGAACTTTAGTAAGTGTTCCTTCGATAATGATAAGCAAGGTAAGTCTGTTATCTTGACTTCGTTGTAGTTCTTTTTTGAACCTTTTGTAATCACCCGTGAGAGAGCTAAACAAATCACCGATTGATTTTCTCTCAAAATAAATAGGTGGGATGTGGTTGTCTCGATACTCACAGCCGTAGTCTCCTACTTCCAGTTTGGTTACTTTGACTTCTGTGATATATGGGTCATTGAAGATTAATGGTCTGCTCTCACGGGTGTCTTGCAGGATAATCATACTGTATTAATATTATAAAGTATCCTCCCAAGCAGGAAGCCTGAAAAGTTCTGGTTGAGTAAAAGAAGAAACTAACTTGTTTCAGGACATTCTCTCAGCCTCACGGCTTTGAGATACATCCTTACTACCTTGCTCCGTGCACCCTTGAGTTCTAAGAACCTTACTACCTTAACGCTTGAGCCTTGCATCCTTTATGGTTTGTATAGTAATTAAGGAATCGAACCTTATCCCATATCTTAGGATTTGCCAGTTTTCTACATTAACGTTTGCAGAACACGCTTCTTTTTGCCAGTTTTATATCTCTGCTTGTAGGATGTCAATGAGCCGTTTGATGGGGACAATAACCATATATCCCCATAGCCATATTACAATTATGGCATAAAATTCTTAATGTTTTTGGAAAGTTATTTTTGATAATCCATTTATAAAAAGTATATCCAGAACCGACTTTTTTTCTATGTTGTTTCCCACCACCACCAATGTGGTCAATACATAAAAATTCTTTATGTGTTTCTCCGCAACAGATACACTTTTTATCATAATGTTCTAAGATTTGTTCCCTTAGTCCAGGACAAAAATATCTTCCTTTATATTTACTTTTGTGTTCTTTCCACCATTTACTATTATATTTCTTAAGATGGTCTTTATTTTTTTCTCTCCATCTTCGGATATATTCACTTCGTCTTTTCTTATTTCTTTTTACCCAGTCTTTCTGATACTGATACTTTGACATTGCCATATTAACCTCCTATTGTTATTTGCAGTTTAGCACAAAGAACAATGAAAGTCAACATTTAATGTCAATGAACAATAATCTTTATCTATTCTTCAAGTAAGTCTGTAACGGCGTTGATGACTTCAAGAGTCCTGTCGATAACGCTTGGCTCATCTCTATAGACAGCGATTTTAGTATCTCGCTGAGCTGGGTCATAGAACCTGTTGATTTTAACTTCGACTTTTTCTCCTTGGGAGTTTGTGAGAATCCCTTCCCTGAGATTTCTATCTGATAAGGCTTCCCAAGACTTTCGTTCAAGCTCGGCAAGGTCTCGTCTGCGATGAATCCATTCGGCAATAGACTTGGTAACTTGTTTTCCTTCAAGTTCAACTGTAACTGGGGTGGCAAGGTTTGTTTTTTGAATTGAAATTCTGAGTTTGAGGATTTCCTTAATAGCATCGTGGACTCCTTGTAACCATTCTTTAACTTTTTCTGCCTGGTCTTTCCCATATGTAGGTGTCTCTACTGATTGAATAGCACAGTATTTACTTGCTTTATCACTTAAATCTTCAACTTTAACCCTTAACTCTTTAATCTTTTTCATTGCTTCGATTATCTTCATATCTCCTCCTTTAGAATGCTACTTTAGTTTCTTCCTCATTTCCTTCTTTAGCTTCACCTGTAATAGTATGCAACTGAACAGCATTGCCACTCTGACTTCTCTCAGCAGGGATAGAACTAAAGCTAACCTTTAACTTCATATTAACAAACTTACCATTAGCCTCTCTAAGCTCTGCCTCGTTCTTAAACTCAAGACCTAAAGTAAAGAACACATCAGCAAGTTTCTCCCTGGGTGTCTTCTCACTACCTTCTCTGCCTCTGGCCTCATCACTATCCAGATTGTAAGATTTCCAAACTCTCCTACTCTTATACTCATCACTAACAACCTGTAACTCATATCTCAGTCTCTTATACCCTTCATACGAGCCTCTGTCATTAGTGCCTGCTGGGACATCTTCTATAATAGAGCTATTAACCTGACAAGTATGCCCTTTGCCTTTCATCATCTCAAAGTTGTCTGTTACCCTTTCTGGCTTATAGCCAGTCAAATCAAAGTCTGTCATTTCTTCCCTCCTTTGGGTAGGTTGTTAGTAAAATACTTAGCTAACTCATCGTAGTCTAACTTCAGTTCCTCTGGTAACTTTCCACTTCTGTCCCCAGCTTCATAATTCCTGCTGGGTTTAGTATAAATCAACCTCCTTTCCTTACCACCTTCAATCCTACTGTCTATGAACAGGATAATATCCGTCATATTCAACAGAGTATTCCTATTACCTGTCCCACTTACACTGATAGTATACCTACTATACTTCTCTGTCTTGGTAGTAATCTCATCAAGGTTACAATGGCTAACAAACACCAGGCCATAGGGCAAGGCTGATAGCTTAGTCATTTTCAACTGTAGCTCTTGTGTTACTAAGAACCAGCCCTTGCCCATAGGCATATCAGCAGGATGATTAATCTTCTCACGCTTGCATACATACTCAGAGCAGTAAGCTACAAGATTATCCACCGTATCAATAATAATCGTCTTGAAGTCGTGCTTGCCTTCAGCTATTTCTTTACAAGCTAAGAGAAACTTCTCCCAACTATTAATATTAATCTTGTAAACCTCAAGATGATTAAGCCCCGCTTCCGTGGCAAGGAACAGAGGCTTTTCGAACTGTGAACACAACGTAGACTTGCCTATCTTAGCCCTACCATATATCAGGATTACCTGTTTGCTTAGGTCTGTAATCTTTTGGCTTTTCTCTACGGGTAGTAGCATTTTTAACCTCCTTCTTTTTAGGTTCTTCAACCTTTATCTTCTCTTCCGTTGTCTTAAACAGTAGCTCTACTAACCTCAACTTACTATCTGTTGCACTAACATACATCTTCAACTCATCATCATTAAACACTGCCCTAACACAATCAAGCAATCCCTCAAAGGTAGAGTAAGGCTCTGGCTGATGTTTAAACCCACAGATGGGGCATTCTATTTGACGTTTGGCAATGTTCTTGTCTGTCATTTCTTCTCTTCCAGTTTAATAAGTTGTAGGGCTATTAGTTTAACAGCACATCCTTCTTTACCACACCACCAAGCACAATATTGTTTTTCACAGCCACAAAGTCCATCACTCATTAAAGGACAGAACATTTTCTACCTCCCAATAATAAAGGACAGAGGGAATGCTGGTGCATTGACTCTTCTTTGGCCTAAACCAAAAAAAAGTAGACTGGATGGTCTACCCTCTGCCTTTTCTTTTAAATTGTAATTCCAGTCTTTGAAAACCACCAGCATATTTAACCTCTTGATTTCTTCTATCCTACACCCAAATGCCTCTCTTGTCAAGTATTATTTCTAGTATTTTTTACAGACCTATTTTACAGACCTACCTGTCCTTCTATTCCAGAATAATCTTCTACTGTTGGATTTGCGGGGTAAGTTCCCAAGGATAGTAAACTCTATCATTAGATTAGATAATTAAAGGTTTGGATAATGGTTAGTTTTTCTCTAAATGTTTTATTTCCTGGAACTAATTTATCTAATTCTTTTCCTACTTTATATAATCTTCTTAATGAAGCTCCTGCATATCCCAATACAAAAAAACAGACTAATAAAACAGCTATGGCAATTCCTTTCATTTTCCTTCCTTCATTGGTTTAATCACAACTTCATATTCCTGCCC